AAGACCTACAGCAGAAACAGTTGTTTGGGCTTCAACTCCAAGGTTAGAAGCGCCAGCTACTTGTAATGTACTAGAAGCTGACAAGGTGGTTGCCTTAACAGAAGACTGAGAAGACGCGCCGACTGTGGTACCGTCAATAGCACCGGAGTCGATATCAACATTGGTTAAGTTCTGGTTGTCGCAATCAAGCGCACCGCCAAGACTAGTAGCCGTCAAGACACTGAATGTACCAGCAACAGCCGAGTTGGCACCGATTATAGCGCCGTCGACGGCGCCCCCATTAATGTCAGCAGAGCCAACAGTAATTTGATCTAACGTAGCATTTGCTAACGTAGCAGTAGCAGAAGATGAAAGAACACCAACAGCAGAAACAGTTGTTTGGGCCTCAACACCAAGGTTAGAAGCGCCAGCGACGTGTAAAGTACTCGAAGCTGACAACGTGGTTGCCTTAACAGAAGACTGAGAAGACGCACCGACTGTGGTACCATCAATAGCACCGGAGTCAATGTCAACGTTGGTGAAATTCTGATTATCACAGTCAAGAGCACCACCAATACTAGTAGCTGTCAAGACACTAAATGTACCAGCAGCAGCCGTAGCGCCACCAATAATAGTGTCGTCAAGAGTACCACCGTTAATGTCGGCAGTACCAGCGGTAATGCGATCAAGAGTAGCATTAGCTAAAGTAGCAGTAGCCGAACCGGAAAGAAGACCAACAGCGGTAACAGTTAACTGGTTTTCAGTACCGAAGCGCACAGCGCCCGGAAGATCGACCTGACCAGAGGCCGAAAGAGCACCAGCAACAGCGAGTGTATTAGCACTAAGAGTCAAAAGATCAGAATCATCACTGGTACCGATCGTTGACACAGAATCCAAGACGAGTCCCTTACCAGAAACAAGGCCTGAGCCTGAAATTGTAGAACTGCCAACTAACGCTTCTTCAAAAGTTGTTGAACCGCTGAGTTTGGTAGTTCCGAATTGAAATTTATAAGCCATTTATAAAACCCTCCATATAATTTAGTTTTTAAATGTTAAACAATAAGCGACAAGGCTTTTGTCTAAAACATTTGTTTAAAACAAGAACACATGTCGCCTATCGCACGTAAATAGGGGCATGAATGATTAATAGGCGTAGTACTTGCTGACGCCGTTGCAATAAAGCGACAAAGATGCGTAAGGGGATTCCAATACTAATGAATTTTCGCCGTCGATTGTTTGAGAACCTGACGCTAAAATAGTGATTGTGTTGCTTGCAGAGGCCGCTCCGCCCTCATCTTTAACGATGTACGTGTGTCCATCTGTGAGTGTTGATGCATCCGGTAAACGAAGCTCAACGGCGCCTCCGGAGGAGTCCATTCCGATATAATAATCATGCACTGAGGCAGTTATAATAGCGGTCGATGATCTGTGGCGATGTACAACGCCGCCAGATATATTGAGAAATGTTCCGATGAAGCCAGATGCTGACACATTCAGGCTGGCCGATATGGCACCGCTAACTGCAACTTTGTGATCCGGGGCTGTGTTGGCGCCAACTGTTAGACTGCTTGTGGTATAGGCATTTATATTACTAAGCTGCGTGAATATACCGCCGGCCGATCCACCGCCGGCACTAATACCTGTGAGCTTTGAACCATCGCCATAAAAAGCAGATGCAGAAATATTGATACTGGCGCTGACATCACCCGTGACGGCTAATGTAGAGCCATTAAATGTCAGGTTTGGCTCGCCTGTAAATTTATAGGCGTCTGTACCGATTGTTGTTAAATTATAACGATCTGGGTTAGACGTGATCTTTAAAACGTGTTGTAGATCTTTGCCGTCGCCCACAAATGCACTAGACGAAACTTGACCATCTGCTAGCAGTTGACCGGGAAGCAATACGTTTCCCGATAAGACATTGTATCCCATCTATATCAGCCCTCTAATATAACTATACAATTATAATTAGAAGACAAACCAGTTAGAGCCATTGGAATAGAGATTAATAGCAGTCATTGTGCCTGTCATTTCGTAGAATGGCAATCCGTCAATGAACTCGCCCGCTGAAGCAGACACTAAAATGGCGCCTGGGCAATCATTTTTCGCAGAGCGTGATCCAGTAAATTCATCTTTGATAGTCAACACCGCGCCAGTCATTGGGGAATATGTACCACCGCCAGAGCCGGCGCCGGATCCGATGGGGGGCGATGATGATGTGGCCGAAGGCAGATAAATAACAGCTGGCCAGCCTTCTTGGGAGTTGCCTTTTACGCCCAGTATGTGATCAGCCATTGAAGCTGAATAATAAGCAATCGCGTCCACAGCTTGCGGTCGAAGCGACCTGTAGTTCATTCTAAAGCCGCCAACGTTTATTGACTGGCTGGCTTGAAGATTAACATTGAATGCGGTGACGCCACCACGTTGGCCAACATGCAGACTTCCGGTTCTAATGTGTTGATCATCGCTAGTGTTACCAAACCTCGTTGAACCACTGGCATCAATCCTCGTGATGTCTTCGTAATGGAAGTGGCTCGCCGATATAGCGCCCGATACATACAGTGTTCCAGTCAAGATAAGGCTGCTGACCGGCGCGTCTCCTGTACCCGGAACAGCACTAGTGTACTTATACATGAGGTAATTCGAACCGGAAATACGTGTTTCCGGCGGATCGGTCATAAACATAAGGGAGCCAGACACGCCTTCGGCGAACGTGTGACTGCCTGACTCTTCGCAGTTTATATATGCCCATCCAAATCTTGACATATTTTAGCCTATCCCGGTGTAAGAACCTGACCAGCTAATAGCGTTTGTATCCAAATGCCACTGGTCTCTAGAGCCAGTCGGGAAGTTTACTCGATGTGGATCAATACTAGTTAAACCAGCAACAACTGAAATCGGAGAGCCACTTGGTACTACTCCAGCGTCGTCCCCATCTTGAACATAGAGGCGGCTTACTTTTACTTCCATACGTCCGGACGATGAACCAGAGGGCACAATAAAATAGCTTTTATTATCGGGAATAAACGCATTCGGACCAAAACCAACCTTGACTGAGCCCGAGCCATCATTGATGACTTCGATCCACCTCGTAACGTAGGGAAAGTTAACAACTTGCTGTGTGGCTCTGGCGTCAATTCCTCCCGACGCAAAGGGCCGGCCACTAACTTGATACGCGGGCGCATGATTAATCCCAACTCGCATGTTCCACGATGAGTCTTTGTGGTTGCTTGACATATTAAATCTCCTAAATTTGTATCATTCGTAGTAAATAGTATCTAATTTTTTCTTCTACTACGTTTTTCTAACAGTCTTTTTTTCTTAAGTTCCTGTCTTTTTCTCTCTCTCGCAGATCTTGCGCGTTTTTCGCGCTTCGCTTCAGAAGGTTTTTTATGCCGTTGCTTGTCTCTATACTCTTCAACAATTCTTTCTTTTTTACATTTCTTAATAAATCTTCTGATCATTCGCTCATGATTGCCGCGGCATTCTCTAGACTTAACAACTACATTAGAAGCCATATTATTTCCTGCTCATTTCCTTCCAAATCTGTGAGGCATTGCTTGTCAGAGAACTGATATCAACGCCGGCGTTCTTCGGGTCACCAAGATCGGGGGCCCCTTGGCTCGGTGTAGAGGACTCATAGCTGGACATTGGGGATGTTCCCTCAAACAAATCTACGCCATTATAGGCATCTTGACTGACAGCTTCTAAAAGTTTCTTGCGATGATCTTGCATTTTTCTTTTAATGTCTTCGTTTCTTCGTTGCATTTCGCGGTCATCTTGGGGGGGCGGTTTCGGCTTTGTCTGCGTGCGTTTTTCGACTATTGGGGACGCACTGAGGCCTTTTGCAACCTCTGCGACAACACTCGATAGCAAGCCTTCTTCTATTAATACTTCATGAATGCACTCTTTTACTAAAGGCTTTATAGCTCGCTTTAGATCCGATTTCTTCACTTGATCACCGCTTTTCCGATCTCGACTAAAATTCTGCGTACCTTTTCGCGCTTCACTTCCTCAAGGATGATCGGTACAAAGATCTTCTCAATCTTCTCTTCCAAGTTTGCAGATAGTGATGATGAGCCGGCATCGCCGCCCATTGCCGGCAAATTGGTTGAGCCGAGCGAAGAATTGGCAGCCATGGCGGCCTGACGAATGACGTCAACAATACCCTGTACCACCGGCGACATCCTATTGATAGAGCGTGGTAGGCCAACTGATTGGAGATACTTAGTCAATCTTGTTCTAAAGACCATCGTGGGCCCAACCCTAGCTTCAGGATTTTTAACAATTTTCATTAACATAGATCGATCGATTTCCAGGCCGGCCGTTGGTGCGGTGGTTTCTTCGTCTGGCACTTCTTCAACATCAACCGAAGTTACGGCTTGATCAAGATTTAACTCAGGCGCCTTCTCATCAGCAGTCTTGATAACATTGGTGGCGATTTGAACGGCTTCAGGATCCTTCGTTTCTGCCGCGGCCGCAATGATTGCTTGAGCATTGCGGACAATTTGTTGGGGTGAGACGGGGTTTCCTTTATCATCTGTAGTCATGGCCTGGAGGCCGGCCTTAGTGGCGGCTTCTGTGTTCTCTGCGTCGGTTTGAGCCCAGACATCGACTAGTTTTTCCCAATTCGCTTTTCCAAAAAGTTCTTCCAACTCTTGTTCAGTTAATTTTTCATTGGACTCAACTTCTTCACTTAAGAAGCCTCTCCAAGATTCCATGATTATTTTGTCATTTTTATAGCTTGACCAATTGCTCATCTTTCAATACCTCGTTTAATAATTCTTGAATACGCTCTTTTTTATTATAACTAACATCACCCAAATCCTTGGCTTCGCGTACCATAAATGCCCCGGGGGTTGATGGCTCTGAAACAATATCAAAGCATACTAATTCAAAATCTTCCTGAACAATCGATCTTCCATTTTGTTCTTGAACCGAGCCTGTGCCGCGGGATGAAATGCCAATAGCACACCCGCCTTCAACTAAGGCGCGGAGGGTCTTGCCAGCGGGCGTTTCGAGCACTTGGATTTTGCCCATGACCTTTTTGCCTTCCATCCAAATAGCAGTAACCTTATGTGCTACGGCTTGTAGCGAAACCTCTACTTTCTCTGGGTGGTCAAGTTCTCCGAGGGCGCGGCCCTGTTCAACTAGGGTCTTATACTTTTGGACTTCTCGCTTTAAAACACTTTCGGTATAAACACGTTTGTTGCCGTTCTCTACTTCACACATTTGCATAAGACCAGACAAGATCATGCCTCCTTCAGAAACAAACTTCTTTTCTGCTTCTGTTAACAGATCCTGGCAAATACCGCCTTCGCAAAGTTCGTAATATTCTCTGAGTAGCTTCTTGCCCACAGCTAAGACCCTTTACAACAGTGTCTGACTGGCTGAAGCATCCACTTGTTTGTCCAAGTGGCACGTGTGTTTGTCTGCGTATTTATGTTCATGTCTAACTCCATTATCTCCGAAAATCATGTTCATGATGTATGATGTTCCTGATGATAGCCAACCCAATAAAAAGAAATTAACTACAGAAACGTCAAAATTAAATAGTTCCGTAAACGGAGAAAGCAGCATTAAAAACCAGCCAACATGAAAACCCATACACATCGGGCAATGAAAGAGCTTCCCATATCCACCACCGGATTGCTTAGACGGGCGTAGTTTTTTTAATAGCGGCATGTCACTGTACACTATAATTTGCGTCAAACCGGACGCGCAGAGTACAAAAAATAAAAGTTCCATTTAATCTCTTTAGATCGTATACATATACGAAAATGAGTAGGGATCTCTAATGAAGCCGGGGCGCATGGTTCCCTGTTGTGCTTTTTGCGGCACTTCGCCAAGTTCGGTGGAATCTGCCTTGTCAGGATCGGCATATTCGTCTTCCACACCGGCCACAATCGCTTCGATATTTTCGAAGTATGGCCTTTCTTCTTCAATAAACTTGCTAATATTCAATAACGCAAACTTAGCAGCGTTTATTTTATCACTATAGGGGCTTTCCATCAGCCCCTCGATGGCACCGTAAAATGAGGCAGCTTGGATTGTCTCTGAGACTATAATTCCTTTTTTGCGCAAATATGAAAACAGGCGGTTTTGGGCGCCATAAACCATATCGTTCATGGTTTCTTTTGGAAATGCTGTAACCTTGTTATTTTTCGAAGACAGCACAATATCAATATCGGCATGATCGAAGATCATCAAGTCACCGCTGAGACTTTTACGCACATTAAGCTCCAAAGTAACAGAGGGGATCGGCTTAACAGCGGCGTCTCCAACTTTGATCTTGATGGGTTCGTCGGGCGATATGAGATTAACTTTCACTGCCATTTTCGTATATTTCCTTTACAAGTTGTTGTGTCTTGAGGACAGTCATGATTACTTTTTGTGAATCTGTTTCAGTTGAATAGCCTTCCAGCAAGCTTATTACTTGCTTAGTCTTGTCGGCGATTGTGTCGTCGAATTGTACTTCACTGTTCTCTGATTCTTTTAATTTATGCTTCAGCCGGCCGATCTCGTCATTCAAAAATAATTTTAGTTCCAAAGAGTTGTCAGTAAACGATGAAATATATCTTGTTAGCAATTCTTTCTGTTCGCTCAACAAGACATCGCTATATTTATCATTAAATTTTTGTACGAAAGTGGAATAAACAACATTGTCAATTTCAACATTGTCGTCCGACTCTTCAATAAGGTTGCTCATATTATCGATAATTCTGTTTTCTAAAATAACTTTTTCTTTTGGGGAATTAGTATTAAACATTTTGCTGATTGTGGCCAACGTTTTATAATTTGGGACAAAATTATTAAATACAGAGGGAGAGATTGTTTTATTTACGTCATTGATCATATCTGTCTGAGCGCCAAAAAGCGCTTGGGGATCGAGCATTTGCTTGGCGATCCTTGATTCTTTTAAAATCTTTTCTCCTACTTTCTTATCAATACCTTGATTTTCATAAAGAGAGCGATAACACTCTAAATCTTTTTTAAGTAACGAATCGGCAATAAAATGCTTTTTAATAACATTAGCAACCTTTTGTCCCCTCGCGGGATCGTTTTTTAATATGGCGTATGTTGCTTCTCTAATTAAAGCCTCATAAACAAATGCAGTGTTACGTTTTTTGTTGTGTTTAGCTTTCATCTTTTTGCTCTGTTGGCTCCTCTTTTTTCTGTTCCAGAACCTCTAAGAGATTTGTTATCGATTTGTTGATCTCCAACATTTTAATTTCTTCTTTCTGTTCTCTCAATGAGTAAATAGGGTCATCATCTCCATAAACACCTTCAGTAATGCCGCGCCCAAGAGATCTTAATTCGGGATATCCCAAATTATTGGTTCTCATCGTATTCATTTCTGGTGTTCCGATGTGAGAAAAGTGCCGTGATCTGGCGCCGGCTGGTCTTGAATCAGTGCGCTGTGGATAATAAACTTTTCCTCTGGAGCCCGGAGTGAGTCTCGGGGCGTTTCTGGTGCCAGGGGGTGCGGTCAATAATGATGATTCTTCGCCAGCAGGCTCTTCGCCGCCGGGCGCGCCGGGATCCCCACCTGCTCCCTCGGGACCTAGATCAAGGCCGCCTTCGCCTCCGGCCATGTCGCCGCCCAAATCGCCTCCTAGATCACCGCCTAAGTCACCGCCCAAACCGCCGCCTAAGCCACCGCCGGCTGCGGCTTGTGCTTCTGCCACAGCTTGTAGAGCAGCATCCTGCTTACGATCATAATACATCTCGCGCTGGCATCTGGCAAAGTCTTCGTGAGAAAGATTGAATATGTGTTCCGAAACCCAGCGACGAGAGAAGTAGCCTTCTGTTGCTGAGCCGGCAATATCGAACTTGTTCTTCCAGTGTTCAAGCTCTTGAAGCTCGGCAATCTTTGAAGGATTATTAAGGGCAAGCTTGAAGTTAATCAAGTCATCGCCACGGAAGCCAAGAGTATAAAGGTGGATAATGCCAACCTTTTCAAGTTCGTGGATTACTGTTCTCTGTAGTCTTTGGACAGTGCGCGCAAAACGAATATCTTTCTGTGCCAAGGTTGTCTTGTCTTCCTGCGCGCCTTCGCCCATTGATAAGTAAGACTGAGGAATTTTTAACGCGGAAAAGAGCTTGTCGCGCAAATACTTAATATCATCAATTTCTGTGGTGTTCGTGCCGCCGGCTAAGTTAACGATGTCGGTTGCCGAGCCAGCGCGAACGGGAATGTAGTAGTCCTCTTCGATAGACAAAGGGTTATATCTTAAATCAACGCGGCCTGTATCTTTGTTGACAATTGAGTGTCGTTTAAGTTGAGTTACGATTTTTTGCATATATTGCTCAACATCTTGTGGAGGAATGGCGCCGACATCGATCTTAAACACGCGGCGTTCAGAAGAGCGCACAACTCTATATGCCATCATCGCGTCTTCGGCAAGTGTCAGTTGTCTCCAAATTCTGCGTGCTGGTTCCAGAACGGAAGTTCCATAGGGGGAATACTTATCATTCCCAAGAATTCGAAAATGGGCAACCTGCCAATTTTCAAATGTCATTCCCGCCGAGTTCCATTGATATTGGACATAGTTTGGATTTGTCGCGTCCAAGCCTTCGAGGCGTTCGATCTCTTGTAGCGGGATCGCTATTGTTGACTGAATACCCAGCTTCTCGTCAATGTCAAGATAGAGCATAAAATCGCCGTACTTGCATAAAGTGCGACACCAGCCAAATAAGTTATATTCAAGATTCAACACATTATGGTATAGTGTTTCAAGTACTGCTTTTATCTCCTCATTAGAGCACTTAATGTTAAGCATGGGGCGGAGGGCTGAGAAAGTTGTCATTTCGTCAGCGTAAATATCCAACGACGATGCAATCTCAGGCATATATTCCATCTGATCAAAGTCAATATACCGCTCGCTTCTTTGCTGGTTGCCGATAGCATTTGCAGCAATAGTATCTAAGGGGTTATAGGTTTGCTTTTTGAATTGCTGACCCGAGGCTGATTTAAATCTGGAGGAAAACTTATCTAGATGTTGTCGTCGAATCCTACGTCCGGATTGAGAACGGTAATTTACAATCGGACCAGAAAAAAGTCTAGTCAAAGACTTAAACAATGATGATTGTTTGTTAGCTGGGTTATTTCCTTGTTTCGGGTTTTTGGGTGCCATTTATTTTCTCACTTTATAATCCACTTATATTGATCGTACAAGCTTTCTGCGTCCGACATCTTGTCTAAAGCGCTGTCACGTTTGTATCCGGTCTGTCCTTGAACTGTTGTATCAAATGTAGTACGAGATGTTATTATAGCATCAACAAAAGCTTTCTTGTAGTTTAAATCTCTTTGATTTGTTTGCAAAGCGGTATCTCTAACCCAGCAAGCAATCGCGAGTGCCATAACTAAATCATCGTTGTATCCTTTTAGAGCTTGTGGTTTTCCGTTTGTCCAAATAAATGTTCTCAATTCATTGGCTAAACGGGATGAATATGTAGTAATTAGTTTGTTTCTTATAAACTCTTCTAATTTAGCCACGACCAAAGGTCGAGTCTTAGAAGATGTTGTAAATCCTGCAACTGCTGATGTTCGATGTTCTGCCATATGTTGTTCTATATATTCGTGCGTTGACTTAACAGAATAATAAATATTTGGATAACCATAGTCAACTAGTTTGTCTAAAACTGTATAACCAATGCTGTTATTCTCGATGACAACCATGGCATCGCCGAACTCTCGGCCGATTTGATTTAGCATGTTTGCGTATAAGTCAGGAGCGGGCTTTCCTTGATACTCCCCCACAACTTGCAGTGTTTCTAATTTAATAATGTGAAATGTAGAATAATCTGCGCCGTCGCCTCTTGCAACGTCTGCTGTTAAGAGATAATTACACGATGGATCAAACTCTTCCCAAATCCAAAAATTTCTATCAAAAGCTGTCCTATATTTTGGCTCTGTAGTATTTGAATCTATCCATTCGAGTGCATCAGGATCAATGACTGTTTCGCCGGAAGTGTTGAAATTACACTGTAGCTCTTGGGCTATTTGGCGTCGAGACATGTTTCTAGTTTCTTTTTTAAACCACTCTTCGTCGCGTTCGGGATGCACGTCCCACATTAATGTTGTTAATTTAAAATTATTTTCTTTGGTCTCGGCGCCGATGCAAGTTTTATGAAACCAGTTTCCGACGCCATTAGGAGTAGAAATAGCGATGCATCGACCACCAGTTGACAGAGTTGGATACAAACCCGTCCACAAATCTTCGAGTCCGTCGATATGTGCTGCCTCATCAAGAACCAATAGTGACAGCGCTTCTGAGCGACCCGCATCGCCAGATGTGGACGCTGCCTTAATTGTAGAACCGTTGGATAATTCAAAAGACGTTCTATTGTCAGTGGTGATGGAGGCAATACGGATCCAATCTGGTAGGTTCTTCATGATGCTTTTGACCTTTCTGACAAGGTTTCCGGCAGTTTCAAACTTTGTAGCCATAACAAGAATCGACTTGTCACGGTGAAACAACATCATCCACACAATATAGCCAGCGGTCAATGTAGAGATGCCAAGCTGGCGTCCTTTGTTTATGACATTGAACCGATAGTCATTAAAATCTTCTAGCAACTGATCTTGGTAATCAAATGTATTAAAAAGGATTAGCCCGTGCATCGGGTGAGATATACGGGCATACGTTTTAAGAAAGTACGATGGATCTTTTCCGCACTTAACTACTTCTTTTAATATTTGTTTCTTGGAAAGTTTAAACGCCATACTCACTCAGAATCTTAAGAATCATTTCTTTAATCGCCTTCCTGCGGGGATCTCCGGGGGAGAGTATAACTGGGCGATCGGGGTCGGGACCTTCTTCGTCTGGGTCTGCTTGCATATATTGAGGGTAGTTTTGCACAACGATATTGTTAATAATCTCCATGGCTTCCTCTGGTGAAATATCGCTCAAAAGATTTACAATTTGCGACTCGATGGCGCCTGCCACTGGGATGGGCATGGTTTCTAGGCTCGATAAAGGAGGAGGCTTTCTCCTGGAAATTGGCATTGACTTTGTATCGCCACCACGGCCGGATTCGGGGGGTTTGCACCTTTCGGGATACTGTTCGCAGTATTTTTTATCGCCCATGATCCGCCTTAAGAGATCTTCGGCGGCTTGGGTTTCTAAGAGACCTTCTTCTTTAATGTACTCTTCTATAATAATTCTATAGATATCATTGCGAGAAAGCTCCATTTTTACTCTCCCGAATTTTTCGGACGAGTATCATTATCGGGACGTGAGCCACCTTTGCCGTTCCAGCCACCTTGATCAAGGAACTTTTTGAAATTATCTTCTAAGCGATCGGCAGATGGCTCGTTATAAGACATCGATTCGTCCATTCCGCCAATCTTGTAATGCATTTTAGCAGTAACCCATGTGCGAATTCTAGAGGAATTTTCTACAAAAATATCAGCTTCGCCGTTGGGGGTAAGCGTAACTGACTTTCCGGTGATCTTCTTATATTCTTTTTTCAAGAATGACGCAATCTCAGCGATTTGCTGTTCTATTTCAGATTCAAAGCCGTTTGCATACACTTCTTTGAGTTGGAGTTCGGAGTGATATCCGAGGCACAGCATGTTTCCATAAAAACTAACATTAAAGCCGTCCATCACTCTTTTATCAATAAGGGGGCGACCTTCTTCTCTTTTAAGTCCTGCCTCAATCGGGTCACCATCTTCGTTCAGGGCCCCATCGTATGCGTTAGCTGCGGCCTGTGATAAGCCTTGTATAATTTCGTAAACAGTTGCCATTAGTGATCTCCTTTCGTCTTCTTGTACTGTAAATAGTGTTTGACCGAGGAAAGGTAATCGGAGGCTTTCGTAATTTTTGCCTGTACCCATGCATCAAGTTCTTCACCATCATGAATCATTTGTTCTAGCTCTCCGGCATATTGCGAAGCGCGATACAATTGTGACTTGGCCAACTCCGATTCTCCCGGATCTCCCTGGTCGTGGTGCATATGCGTATCTTGGTCTATCTCAGGCTCTTGTGCTACCATGTGATCGCCGCAGCTTTCGGCTTGTCTGTCGGCCTGGGGGTTCTTGCCGGGGTTTTTTGTGATATCTCTAACGGCCGTCGTCGCCATTCCGGTGGAGAACCGACTTCTATCTTTTTTGAGATCGACTTGGCCGGCTTGAGCGGATTTTATTTGTTTTGCCAACTGATTCAATTTTATTTGAACCGGATTGCGCAACGTATTTAAATCAATATTCGGCTCGGCGGCAAGACCCAAGAACCACTTATATATCTGTACGGCAAGACTGCGTTCGGCCGAATTTATGTCGCCATCTTCGGGCCCGGTTTCGGGATCCGCCCCGGCCGGGGCATTCGGATCCTCAGTCAGAGCCTCCAAAATTGCCTCTCTTATATCATTTTTTGTTATTTTCATTTGGGCGCCATCCTTTTAGCCATCTGTCTTCCCGCTGCTGTACGTGTTTGAAGTAACATTTCTCGCAACATTCAAATTTTACCATGCAAACATTGTCCATAGATTTTTTGGGAAAAATCCCGCAAACTGAGCAAGATTGCATTGGTTCTCTATTAAGTAGTTTTTTTGATACTTTAATGCCATTTACATCTATTTTCTCTTGTGATTCTTCTGATGTCCTTGTTTTTTCATACAGTTCTTTCATTTGTTGGAGATATTCTTTTTCTTTGTTCTCGTCCCAATTTGCTTTTGGGTTGACAACGGCTTCTTCCCCATACTTTTCAGAGATTGCTTTTTCTATTGCAGCGATTTGATCGTAATTTTTACTCATTAAAAGTCTTGTATGCGCCGTAGGACAGCGCTGTTCCTGCTACAACTCCGCCGGCGAACCACATCCATTTATATCTTGGTGATGTTTTTTTGAGCGAATTCGCCAGAGCGTGAATTTCTTTATCTTTTTGTATTATAAACAAATCGTACTCATCTGTTAAGGCTTTATGCTCGATTTTTAAATTTTCTAATTTATATTCGTATTCTTCTCTTATAATCTTTAACTGATAGTCTGTCTGAATTTCGCATGCATACATTGCAATATCATAACTTGACAAAACTTGGGCCATGGCAGTTTCATCAAATAAAACTCCCGCGAATGGGGCGGGGGCTTTATATTCTAAAATTGTAAATTTTGCTGGCTCTGTTGCGTGCGCAGACATCGTGAGCATCAAAAGAAGTTTAAGGAACATACTGTATACCAAATTTAGTTTCTATATCATTAATTAGTTGTTCGCGATCATGATTGAACTTGTTTCTATATTTGCCTTTCTTGTCTTCCCTTAGCTCGTCGATCATCCCAAGCGCGGTTTCATAGTCCTCTTCGATTGCGGCGATCGACTCTAAGTGGCTTTCCATAAGCTTTTGCTTTTCACGCAACTCTTGTTTGTGAATTTCTTTTAAACCCTCAATCTGCGCTTGTGCTGATTGAGACTGCGTTTCGTATGCCTTCTGCATAAGGTGATAATCGTATTTACTCTTAAGAACCACAACGACAGAAAGCAACACTATCAGTATTGCTTTCCAGTTTTTAAGAGCAAAATCAAGAATTTTTGCTTTAATCATTGTAGCCTCTTAGTCTGGCGATACCATCGATAACTGTTTGTCCACCAATATAAATAGCGGAAATAATTACCCAATCTTCGCTGGTCACATGATCCGTCAAGGTTAATGCCGTAGCTGTTAGCCATACCATCAATTTGCGTGATGTTAGTTTAGCTAACCATGTGTCCATAAATGCTTGTGCTTTTGCCATCATTATTTACTCCTTAAATATTGAACCCAGGCGTAGGGCTTGCGTTCAGTTAAATAATTCTCGTTGTCATCGTTATCGTAAGCTTCCAATTCAAAAGGATTATAACGATATGCACTGCCTCCATCGCGTCCTCTCAGCAAGCCAATAATATGAAAAAGTGCATACAAAACCCACTGGAAAACAAATAGCAACTCTACCTGTTGTTTATAATGAATCGTTTCGTGTGTCTTGAGTCGGGTACTTGCTTCGCCGCGACAAAAGACAAAAATGAAGAAACTAAACGCGGCCACCTCTATTGGCACAATTTTTGATAGCCATGCAGGTAATTTGCTATTTTCATATATCAGTGGCAGGCTCATTTATTTCTCCTAATACTTTCATTAATTCGTCTTTTACAATTTCTTCTACAGAATAAAGTTTTTTTAAATACTTTTTAGCTTTTGAGACGCTGCCCGAGCACCCCTTTTTTTTGCCTTTAGAGCCGTCGGGATTTTTCTTATATACGCATTTACCGACTCTCTTGTAGGGCATTTTTAAAACCCGCGGGCTGCGTGTTCGTCTCCAAAATAATCGCGGGTGGGTTCTTCAGTGGGATCGTCATCCGGACCGGAGCTTGTTTGGAACCCTTGATACTCATCTTCGGGAGCATCATCGGCAGGAGTAAGCGTCTTGAGCAAGTTTTTAATCGCGGTTCTTTGATTTGCGTGGTTCCACGACCCGGGCATTGCCTTGCTTAGCGAAGCCATCATCGTGTTCCAAAGGCTATCCACTATCTGATTTCGTCCAGCTTCGTCGTCTTTGATCATCTTCTTCGCTTTGAGGGCATATTTAGTTAAGGCGGTATCGAGGGCTCTCCCAGCATGTTCGGCGGCTGGTTCTTCAGCTTCTTCTAAGTCGGAGCCTTTCTGCTGCACTTTCATCATCGGCTTGGAGAAGCGGCCTAGGCCACGTTGTGCGGAACCGATTGAGTGAGCGTCTTCGCCGGTCACAGCAGAGGCCAAATAATCGACACTAACATCTAAATCGTCGATTTTTGCTGTCAGCTTGTGCAACGCATCAAGAAGCGCCTCATCTGATTCTACTTCTTCTTTAATAATTTGTTTAAGTTGTGATTTTGTAATTTTCATTTTAATTGCTCCAATGCAGTTTTAATATAATCAATTTTTTTTATTGCGTCGAACGCCAGTTCTTTACGCTGGGGCTCCGGCAAACTCTGGTCAAGAAGGGCTTTGGCATACATCGGAAGTCGGGGGATTTCGTCAAAAGCATCGCTTATTTCTTTATAATCTATGGTTGCAGGTTTAGAGAGGCCGAAAGTGCTCTTCACTTTATCGACAAGACCTTCGCCGATCTCAGCGTCGATTTCTTGCTCGATGATCTGCTTAAGTTGATCTTTTGTGATTTTCATTTTCCTTTCCACCATTTTGTCTTTTTCTTCTCTGGCTCACATTTGGTTCCTGCTGGGCACCACTTGTATATATTTGATAAATAGTCACTAAGCTCTTCTTTGACGATCTGTTTAAGTTGTTGTTTTGTAATCTTCATGTTGTTAATCCCTTCAGTCGATAACTTTCACGCTGATGTGGCGCCAGGTTCAGTGCTATCCACATCAATGGGGTCTGTTCCGTATGGGCCCTTTCCTTGCTGTGCAGCTTTCTGAATATACTCAAGAGCCGATGTTAGGGCAGTTTTAATATCTTTGCCCTCACCTATTCGTCCAGTTTGTCGCAGCCATCCGTCCGAGGGGGCCCCAGTGCTAAAGTCTACATGATAACCCTTGATTACCGGCCGCTTACCGGCGTATTGAATAAATTGGCTCAGTTGGATATATTGATTATTTGAAATTTTTATCACCGGGTATTTGGTGAATCCGTCGCTGCCCTGTGCCGTGTTGGCCGATTGGACTAAAGCGTCATGAAGGCTCACACCTTCGTTTAAAACAGATTGCTGAGTTTCTTCAATCTCGTCTCTATATGTCGTCTCGTGTAAAAAATACCGAGGGTCGATTCTTTTCTTGTTTTTACGTCTAGCCATTATATTATTCCTTTTAAGTTGCTAATCCATTCACTCTTAGTATTTGTCTCTAATTGTTTTGTCTACTTTGGCGCGGAGGTAATCATCCCACCGATTAATTGCAGCAAGAAATGCATCATCGTCATTGCCTGCTGGCAATTCAATATATTTGCCATCTGGACTGTTGTAAGAAAGTACATCCCCAGTTAATTGTATATTGGCTCTTTTTTTGTCGTCATCGTGACCCAGAAATACCTTTTCAAATTCTTGTATTCCGAAACCTCCCACTAATTTCGCGAGATCGCCGTGAATATATTCATGCTCTCGGAATTCATCTTCGTATTCGTTTATATGCTTTCGCCAATTTTCAAATAGTTGTTTCATGTTGCTAATCCATTCATGCTTAGTATACTTTCTTATGCATCCTCTGGCAAGCAGCCGGGATGTTCTCTCTTCATTCTTTCGACCCAATTTTCAAACATATCGCCTTCATAGCCATAGCTCGTAGGATTTTCTTCTTTGTGTTTGTTATATTCCGCTTGAATTCTGCGACACTTTTCCGAATCTGATGCATGAGAATCTGAATGTCCAGTTTGAGCACGGTCGCGAAGCTCTGGGTTGGGCACGTTTTCTATAACTTTTTCGATTTCTTCTTTGATAATCTGTTTAAGTTGTTGTTTTGTAATTTTCATTTTGGAACTCCTATGTTGCTAATCCATTCATGCTTAGTATTCTTTCATATCACTTCTGACTTCGCTATCGATCCGTGCCAAATCTTCAATCTCTTGGTGTAGTGGCATCACAGTTTCAAAACTACCGGGCTGCGCATGAAGTGCGGTCTCGATAAGGTTCCAGACCAGTTCGCCCTCTTCTCCAAATACACTCATAATTGTGTCGCGGGAAGCACCCATGGCCATTTCATATGATTGTTGATCGTCAGCGCGCTCTGGGCTCTTAATAGAGTCAAGCTCTTCGGGACGGCGAGGCTGCGTAGCATCACGCTCTGATTGAGAGTGCGATTCTCCATCGTAATAGTCTCTAAGCTCTTCCTTGACAATCTCTGTCTTCTCGTCCATAAAGTAGCGAGGATCGATGAACTTCTTGTTTTTTCTTATAGCCATTATATTATTCCTTTTATGTTGCTAATCCATTCATGCTTATAGTTCGTTCTCAAAGTCAATAACCGCTTCTTCAGCAGTTTGTAAAAGTTCTAAAAGCTTTTGATCTTCTCCGTATCTGTTGCGTATATAATCTGCAAGAGCTTCTATTGCGGCGGTGTGTGGATCTGCTACGGATCTTGTGGAACCTCCCGGCACACCTAATCCATATTGACCTACCTCGGTTAATTCTTCTTTGATAATCTGTTTAAGTTGTTGTTTTGTAATCTTCATGTTGCTAATCCATTCATACTTAGTATCGCAATCAGACCGGGCACATTCTTTCTGACGTAAACGCCAGAGAACAGTGTCTCGCATCGACCGCCGACATAAGCGATTGCCGACTCAATGTTTTTACTGACCTTTGGATCAGCCACCATCTCTTCTGACACAACCAACACTAACGAACCTGCAGCGGCCTTACCCTTGGGTGGAGGACATGCAGAACGATTCATGCAGTTGTGAAGGATCACCGATCCAAGCTTTCCAGTATTTGGATCTTTTATCATGGTTGAGCCCATGAAGGCACGACCGTCATTGCCCAAGCATGTTTCCAAATCCTTGCTATCGAAAGATTGGATCGGTGAATCCTCAGTGGAGAGTTTTAAAACTTGAGCTAATGACTTAGCAAATTGTGTGTTGGCGACAGGGTACATGCCAAGCATGCCGATTCTGCCTCGAAGTAAGCGTGTAGAGCGCTCGTTATCAAGAATGATATGTGGATGCGGAGTGACATCATTTGCCAGCGTCAACGCATTACGAGCGATTGTGGGGTTAAGGTTTTCTTGTGCTGTCGGCCATGAGACTATGTAAACGACCTTGCCACTCGACTGCACAGAGCGCATGTAACGCTCAAAGACAGGGTGCAGAGCGGTAACACTACTACCGGTACCGCCACCACCGCCAGCAAGGACGAATAGCCAATCAACTTTACCGAGTTTGATACGCAGGGCATCTTCAACAATCGCACCATTTTGACTTAAAACCTCTTTTCCGTAGTCTACGTTTTTTCCAATCCCGTCTGAATCGGGAATGAGGACAACGTGATCCTCTTCTACATTCTTTGGAATGTCTTTGCCTGTTGAGTTAACAAGCAGTGTTTTATTGAAACCAAGCTCAATAAAAGCGTTGGCCATTTTATTACCTCCGCCCCCAACACCAACAAACCCCACGTTGATCGAAGAAGGCGCAGTGTTTTCTGGGAGTAAGTCTTCATCAGAGTATTCCATCTGTAATCCGAAATCCTCTACCATGCCGAAGTCTTCAGCGTCTACTGATTCGTGGTAGCTGTCTTTTTCCTGCGCGAACGCGGGAGGTGGTTCTGCGGGAGGCAGAAAATCAAATTCGTTTTTATCTTCTTTTTCGTCTGACATTGTTTATTCCTTGTTAAAATTGGGGCATATCTTTTAAAAACTGGGCCAGTACCTGTTCTGCGACGTCGGCTTCTTCCCTTGGGCGCCCTTCCATGGATTTTGCCTGCTGTATTAGATTATTAGTATCATCTATTAATTGGGGTAATTTCTTAGCTTGACCGGTCTCCCAGCTAAGCTTGTGCATAAGCTGAGCAATCTGATTTACAGCTTTGGCGCCTTCTGGTCGGTTGTCTTCACCACCATAATATGAGCTAGGATCTTCACTGTCTGCCTTCAATTGTGAATAATACACCCCGGGGTTTTCGAGGGGGTTACTTAAATTACCACGATCATATCTTTCCTCGCTATAGGCTTCGCTTAAAACCTCTTCAGCCTCTTCTTTGATGATCTGCTTAAGCTGCCTCTTGGTTACTTTCACTTTGTAATCTCCTATTGATTTACTCTCGCGTATCCTGCTTTTTTCTCAATTACAATTTGCATGTCAACACAGTCTTTGAGTGAATCAAGGTGCGAGATCAGCAAAACGTTCTTAAAATACACTTTAATTAGTTCCAAGATCCTAATAAAACCCTCCATATTTTCTTCGTCTAATGCGGTACCGGGCTCGTCAAGGATAAATAAGTCAGACTTAGGTAGCGATGAAACACTCAAAAGTGCCAAGCGAATTGCCATGGCGCTCATTGTTTTTTCTGCTCCGGAAGCCATCTCAATTGGGCGCTCGTCGTACTGTGGGTGTTTAATAAAAATATCAAACTTATTACCAGATGTTTCAAAGAAAACTTCAAAATCAACAATATTGGCCAGAACTTTTGCGATCTCGCCATTAATGACTGGAATCTTCTTCTTAATAATATCGTAAGCAATACCATTTGAGTGCATGCAGCGCGTAAACAAGTCGTAGGCTGCGAATTCTTTTCTTAATTCAATGTATTCTGCTTGCTGTTCTTTGATGTCTTTAAGTTGTTGTTCGTAAGATCCAACATGTTTATAAAGATCAAGCGTTTGTTCTCTATTATCTTCAATTTGTCTTTTATACTTGGCAATGCCATTTTCATATTCAGTTTTTTCCTTTAATAACTTCTCAAGATTCTCGATTGTTTCTTTGTTGCCTTCGTAAATTAATTCTTTATTTCTTAATTCAAATACAGAATTGTTAAGTCTATCCAAGGCACCATTGTTTCTTTCAATAGAAAGCTTGAGATCTCTAATATATACCTCTGTTCCCTGTTTCTTGTCATTTAATTTTGTATACTTTTCAATATGGTCTCTGACAATAGCGGGAGAAAGGTGGGATAGCTTGCCTTTAAATTCATGAATTTGAGTCTTTATTTCTGGCAACGTTGAGACTGCGACATGTGCATCTTTAATAAATTTACATGTTTGAAATTGTGTGCCGCAAGGAATGTCGTCTAATAACTTTTCCTTTGCCATGGCATTATCAAAAACCACAGTTAGGCTAGCTAATTCAGCCTCGGCTTCGCGGATTTCTTTCTGCTGAGTAAGAAGTGAATCATAGTCTAACTGCCCTAGAAGCTTGTTAATCTTTATTAGTCTGTCTTTCTCGTTTTTTAATAAATTGGCCTCTTCTATAACCTTATTAGATAAAACATTGATCTGTTTTTGGCTTTGTTGTAACTCGCGCCTAACATCAAAAATGTCAATTGCCTCAGTGGGAATTTCAGAAATTGATTTAATTATGTCGGACATAGATTCTTCTGATTTTTCGAGTAATTTATTAAGAGAAACGTGCAGTGTTTCGGCGTTATCAACGGCGCTTCTTGAATCCTGTAATTTCTTTATTATGTCTACAATCTCTTCGTCGTAAGGGCGTCCTTCAAGCTTTTTAAGAATAACCTTTGTTTCAACAGAATCTTCTTTCGATAACTTAAACTTTTTATCAAAAACTTCTAGATCTAAAAACTTAGCGATGATCTCTTTACGTCTTGTTGAGCCTTCATCGATGAAGGATAAGGCGCCGTGCTGCGAGGCCAGGGATGACACCGAAAAGTCTTCAAGTGTACCAAAGTGTTTCCTGATGTTCGCATCAGTATGGTTTCTCGTTAAACCATTAAGGGACGTGATTATATCCGTGGATATGTCATAAACTTCAAAATTTAGATCAGTCTTGGCTTCCAGCGTTTCTTCGCCCTTGAGTCTCTTGACATACTTCTGTGCAGTTCTTTCAATGGTATATGTTTTGCTGCCCACGGCAATTGTCAGCTTGCCGCGACAAGAATCTTTGTTTTGATTGATAACATTAAGATTTTTGCGTTCATTTTTCGAAGTTGTATTGAAAAGAGTCCAAAGCACAGCATCAACAATGCTACTCTTGCCGGTGAAGTTTTTACCAAAAATCCCAACAATTCCGCCTAGTTGCTCAAAATTGACACTGTTTCCTTCATCATAATTGAATAGGTTATCAAACTCAAAATTCGACAACTTCCAATTGATATTTCTTGATATCTCTTCAGTCTCTTCAATAATCTTATTATATTTTCTGTTTAGTTCATAGACTCTTTCCAGCATATCGTCGCTGGTTTCATAATCAGTCAAATATTTCTTAATTAACTGCTCTTGAACATTAATGTCGCGGAGATTTTCGTCTTCAATGGAATTAGTAAGTTCTTCTACATTTCCGCGTTCGCCTGATGCGCGATTTAAGAACGAAATACTCTCAGGTTTAAACCTGTGTTTTGCAATGTCAACTGCGCGCTTCATTACGTTTAGAGGCAAATTGTTGTTGCTTACTAACCGAAGCCGGGCAGATTCAGGTACCTTCGTGCCCTTGGGCATCCTGCCTTTTCGTGTCAAGACTATGGTTATAAATGGTCGAGGATTCTTAAAAACGATTGGTTCAATATCCCAATTATCTTTATCCTCGATCTCCCATATTAATATACCCTTGTCGTTTGTTTCGCCATGATTTTGCTGAATCGTAGAGCCAGCATACCAAACGCGGCCGGTTTCATCTAAGAATTGGCGCCTGTGAATATCACCAAGCATAGAGAAATCAAAATCACCAAAGATGTCAATGTTGTCTTCCCCGTGGGCCATTGTCCAGTTGGTGTCAGTCTTACAGTTGGAGATAGAGCCGTGGTACAACGCAATGTTAATTTTGCTGTCGTCCGTTGGTTTAATCCAATTGGCTCTATCAAAAACTGAAAGCACATTAAGGCAAAACTTATCATCAATATGAGTTTCACCGGAATCTTTCAGTAAATGTAGATCTTGCAGATCGAGCGCTTCTACAATAGGCGTAAGCGCATCCTGTCGACTGCTGTTCTTAAGGTTGCCATCATGGTTACCTAGAATAATATATGTCGGCGCAATGGCCGCCAGATTACGAAAGAAATCAGAACACATCTCAACAAACTCAGGGGAAATCTGAGTCTTTGTGTGTGCGATATCTCCGCAATGAATAATATAGTCTACCTCTTGTTTTCGTAACTCATCATATAATTGGTCGAAAACAATCCGGTATTCATAGTGATACTTTAGATTCTTAATATGAGTATCACTTATATGTGCAAATTTCACACATCCTCCGTTTGTTTAAATTGCTTCAAGCAAGAAAAGTGCTCCATAAAAAGAAACAAACAAAATTGTTGCCTCGATTGCTGTCTTACAAACAAAGTTGATAATACTAATCATAACAAAGCCCTCCCAAGCTATAACACATTATAACACATTTAAAATTTCATGCAAGCTTTTTTTCATTATTTCTTCTAACCATTGATCGCCCTGGTCCATTGGTATAGTAAGAGGATTCGCCGGTGCCTTCTTCAAGCCGGCCCTTGAGACATTCTTCTGCAAGACGTCATACGCAACGGACCACTCTGGGGGGAGCCACATGCCTCGTTCTCCCGTCTCGGGGTCGATATCGAGCGCGTATCCGCCGGCTTCAGAATACTCCCAAAATGCAGACGTAGCCTTGGCGTCACCGGCCCCAGTCCAAGCTTTTAGTCTGTCCTGTCCGCCTTCATCTTGCAGCCATGTGCGCACAACCTTTTCCCAATCAGCTTTTGACATCGCTACAAAGGGTAAAACTTCATTATCAGGAATTTGATCAGCCGGTGTATAGAGAAACGTTTGCGTGCCGGTCTGGATTCCTACGGCGCCGTCTGCAATAATTGGAGCCTCTTCTACTCCCATCTGCTTTGTGAACTTCTCTTTAGCTGCATCGATCCCAGCAGCATCAGTTATTTTAATAGGAGAAGCCTCGGCACTGGCGATTGCGGCATCTCTAAAATTTGACAGCTCTTTCCAATCAACAGTGTACTCTGCCTTTGCTTCTTTCGCTTTCAATCGAAATTCTTTGGCGATAGCGCTTGCCTGTGAGCGTTCGGCCCAGTCGCCCGCGAACTGTACTCCGGCGGCGCCGAGGACACCCATTGCCACAATTGCGGCTATTCTTTGTCTTGTTGGCATCAGGGAGAAGCCTGCCAAAGCGTTTTTTACTTTTTGGCGAAAACTGTCATCTTTTTTCCACTGGGTCAGATATTCTTCGTCTGAAACATCATCATTTAAATCTTCTTTGAGAAGTTTGTTTTCGAGACAAAACTTAAACAACTCTTCATCAACCAAGTCATCAATAACGCGAAGCATTACTTCTTCATAAACAAGCTGCTTTAATTTTGATTCTGCTATAATCATACTCATACCGCCGACAATAAATCTAGCAATAAATAGTTATCTCTATCGATAAAAGATGCATTTCTCTTTCTTTCTTCAAACACGTCCTTCGGCATTGTCCCTACATCTTCAAAGTCTGAAACATCGATTTTGTAAACTTCCACATCGTAACGCAACAACATTTCAATAATCCTACGCTCTTTGTCAGCAGCGTCGGCGTCGAGGGCAACGTAGATGGGGGTGTCGTTTCGTACAATTTCTCGCAATAATTTGGATCCTCCACGCAAGGTTGAACCCAAGATAGGAACAGCGTTCCCTGCGACCATCGCATCAAAAACCCCCTCTACAATAGTTAAGTCTGAGTTCCAGTCAACAAACAGCTCATTAAACACGATGTCCTTGGACACTCTCGGGTTTTTATATTTATATGAGTCACCTGAGTAAGACCTCGCAATAAAGTAGCTACAATCGCCATTATGATTGAATGACGGTATAATAATTCTATTGCGATACTCTCCGCTAAAACAAAAACCAATCTTCCATCTTATGATGTCTTCTTCGGTAATCCCGCGCTTCTGTAAATATTTTATTGCATATGTGCTTGTGGCTGGCATATCAGCCATACATAAACTTACAAATTCATCCGGGAGTTGTACTTTTTCTTCGCAAGGCTCAAGCTCTCGTTCCATAAATAAGTCAGCGAATCTTTCAATATCGGTCCGGTCTGTAATTTGGTCCCATTTCTGTAATTGGATATACGAACCATAACGTCTAACAGCACGACGAATGTTGCGCCCGCGATAATCACAAACCCAACACTTAAAAGCGTTTTTGGCCAAATTAATAGAGAATTTACGTTTGTGGTGATCACATGCCGGGCACGCGAAAAGTAGTTCGCCGCCTTTGTCTGCGTAGTTCCCAAACGTTTCATACAATACCTTCTTTGCTTCTTTCTTGTTCATACTCTCTCAAATAAGAATAACACAAAAAGCAAAGCGTGTCAAGAAAAAATGCTCTCCGAAGAGAGCATAATTTACTGAGCCGATAGCGCTTCGATGATTTGTGCCTTAGTAGAGCGAGTGTTGACAGGCAAGCCGCGAGATTTTGCAACCTCTAAAAGCTCAGCCTTTCTCATAGACTTGTTCCAGTTAGACATAACGATCTCGTCTTCTTCTTCCTCGGCGGCCTGAACTGAAATGACTTCAACATTAAAAGTCAAGTGTTCACCTGACAAAGGATGATTAAGATCTAAAGTGACCTCTTGATCGTCGAAGGCCTCAATCGTGGCCAAGAATCGCCCTTGTGGACCGCTGCCTTGTACAGCGCCCCCGATTTCGAACTCAAAATCTGGACCGAAGGCAGCACGTGGGATTGCCTGTTGCGCGGTCGGATCTCTGTGTCCGTACGCGTCGGAAGGCTGAAGGGTAAACGATTTTGTTTCTCCTTCAGACATTCCTAAAATTGCATTAACAAAGCCAGGAATCATGTCAGTGACTCCAACTTCGAATGTAAGCGGAATATTGCGCAATCTCGAATTATCAAATTCTGTACCATCTCGCAAAGTACCGGTATAATGGACACTCACAGTGTGCCCCGCTTCTATTTTCATTTTTACTCCTAGATAGATGAAAAGTTATCAAGTTAATTATAACGCATTTTTTCAATACGTCAAGACATTTAATTAGTTTTTTTTAAATTATATCCCGCTAAAGCAACAATAATTGCGTCTGCGCGATCATAAGATTCAGGTTTTGGGTTGCCATTTCTTGTATATTCTATTTTAAATGCTGGCTCGGTATCCAGCAAATGTTGTAAGACAACCTGTTTGGCTTTTTGTCCTCTTGGGACTTTTATGCCGGCGAGTTTTCTTGCCGAACTCGCTCCAATAAATTCTGGCCTTATTTCAAATAACTCATAGACAAGCCACGAAACAATTCCATTAAATCTCGTCAATGTGGATAAGGTTTTAGCGGATGATTTTCCGCCCATAAACATATGAAGAGACTGTTCGATGTAGATGTGCTCAATTGGAAAATCAGATTCTCCCAAGCGATAACTATCATCATTCTGACATTGGTACATTTCGAACAAATCTAATAATTTTTCCTTAATTGCTATAGTTTTGTCGAAGACGTTTTTATGTTTCCTTAAGTCAATGGAATCATAATAAACAATTTGGCCTTCGGCAATAATTGCAAAACCAGTGATGCTGGTTGATATATCAATACCCAAAATCATTCTACTATTATACTATATGTCCAGCTTTATCTTAAACGAATAATCATCTTCTTCGTTTTTTAATAGAGGGTTGGCTAAAGTAGCCAGTCCAACAAGTTTTTTGTTTTGATCATAAATAGCAATTCTTGAAATATATACTTGTCTTTTAAAATCAGCATCGTGGGCATGATAGCTGGAACTTACGACATTTGCTATCAATCGGTCTGGATTTTCCTCGTAGGCTTGTGAGCTAGTGGTCAAAAGTTTAACTTGGCCGTGTTTCAAATAAGTTGGATTGTTAGAAATGTTAACTTTTCCTTTCGGCGCATGAGCGAACATCGTAATCACTTGTGTATCTGTGCGGCCGCGGAAGGACATGTCAAAAGAAGCTGACAGGAATGACGTGCCGGCGGATGAAACTGAAACTCCGTCCAAGGCCCCGGCGCCAAAATAAATCCACTTTGGCCTGTCTGTTGACCCATCTGCCTTTAGGCCGATGGCCGGTGGTCCATCGCCGAGATTCCAAGAACCTGTCAACATCACGAACCCCTCGCCATATAGAACGACGCCGGCCACAGAACCAGAACCGACGCTTCCGTATGGGCCAATCTGTATTAGCTCCCCATTCTGCTTAACATCTTGCAGTTCTCCAACCAGGGATCCGGTAAAATACCACTTTAACGAAACACTACCGGGTTCAATTTGTGTGCCGTAGAAAATAGAGGGGATCGAAATAAGCCCTATGGTTTGATCATCTTTGTTCCATGGATCTCCAAGTATGGCATATGATTCATTATCGTTTCGGAGACTTGAACTAACCGCATAATGCTCGCTAAGTGTGCTATAAAAATTTAAGCGATTCCGTAACGCATGATATTTTGGGTATATTGGCCCGCCTTGTGTAACTTCGCCAGTCTCATCATTGATTATAGTGTCTCGCTGCCCTGCTAATGCATAATAATCCCGCGAGATGGATGCCGACAGAGGGTAACTGCTTGTCATTACATCGCCATAAACGAAATCGCTTGTATAAGACTGGGCGCCAACAGTGGCGAAGGCAGCACCTTGAGATTGCTTTGTAATAAAAGGATAGATACATTTTGCAGTTGCAGGCTCAGCGGCGGTGCCGTTGTCTAAAATTCTATCAATATTGTATTCATAAAGGCTGATATGTCCCGGTGGAACATTTCTGGCATAATACGCTGTAGCTCCGGAAAGTGCTGGCTCCTCGTTGTAATACACAACGCTGTCGAACATGAAAAACTTCACACGAGGATAGGCCCTCATGGTGTTTTGTATTATATCGTTGTCCTGAAATTTCTTGAGGGACATCTTGACCCCCCCTTAATAGTCCAGTCTCACACGCAAAGTCAACTCGTTTGTGGGATCTTTCCGCAATGGCTCTGATAGTTTAGCTGTAGCTAAAAGTTCGCCGGCGGTATTATACATGCCAATTGTTGTAATATATGATATCGGAGAGTCACTTGCGATGTTCTTGACGCGGATCTGCGCTCCGCTTAGGTATGTTGGGTTCGTGCTATAATTATAGCGGTTCCATGGAACGCGACAGAAATAAATGTTGGAATTAATTTCTGTTGTGTTATTGAACGCAATATTGCAAATTCTGTGTCTCAAGGCGTTGCAAGATGCCGATATAGTAGAAGATGTCAGCACATTCTCGATTGTTTTTTCGTTTTGACTTAAATCGCCGAATTGCACTGAAAATCTTTCGTTGACTGCGCCGCCTTCCTTACTAAACACAGAAGCGGTAAGGACTACTATGCCGGCTTGATAAAAGATGTTACCCACACAGCCGGCAGACACGTTTCCGCCGTCGCTAGTTGCAATGTGTGTGGAAAGTGCGCCGTTACCGGCGTACAAAAGTGCCATATCACCGCCTAGAACCGACATTGTGCCGCCATTATCAGAGGCGCTAGCATCAGTAATTGTTGCAACCTGTCCTGCGACGGTTGCATCGGTCCACGAGCCAGTTGCAAGGGTAAGGCTAAAAGTACCTTTTTTGATCTGATCTTTAGTGAGAAGTCTAGACAGGTTGATAAAAAATACCTCTTTCATGGGAGTTGAACTATTCGTATCTAAAGTAAGATCTGGCTCAAACTTATGAATACCGTCAGCTTGTGACGCTGTATATCCCAATAAAATTTGAGCCATGTTGTTATACATGTTGATTTTCTTTGAATTTTGTACAGACGTAGACGATGAGTGTGCGGACGCTTCGTCATACCCCATTGTGACGTCAAAGACGTGATTCGCGGATGAACTTAAATACGGATAATCATAAACAGATTGAAACTGTCCATGACTAAAGTTTTTAATATTCTCTTCTATGTACGAGCCGGTTCCAAATTTATAAATTGTGCCGGTCAGGGGGATTGCTTCATGTAACAACGTTTTCGTTGTCACGACATCCCTATTTAAGTTAAAAGGTTGAAATTGATTAGGCATTTAAGTTCTCCATTTTACACTACTTTCCTAATGAAACGTATCGGAATCTGCATCTGTACTCCGGTAGTTTTACCAACTACATACGCTGTTGTATCGATGTGGTCATATGTGTTGCCATCACCGAACAGATTTTGCCCAGTCTTGCCATATAACGAATATTTTGCAGATGCAGCCTTGATGTCAGAAATGGGATTGAACATCACCATGCTTACGACTCCAGGCGGACCGTTAATTGTAGAATAGTCCAAGAAATTAGCTGTATTGTTCTCGTCAGCGGCGATTCGAGAAATCTTGGCCGGTATAATGGCTGTCTTGTATTTATTTAATCCCATTCCGTTTCCAGAGGCAACTACCGGGCTGGCCGCAGTGGCAAGTTTAAGCTCCGCGGTACCATTCTTCAAGCTCCATGCGCTGTGGCCCGGGGCAAGCGTTCTAACGCTCGTGCAGAACCGACTATCTATATGTACATCAAAATTGCTATCGATTAAGCTATTAGCTTCAAGAAAGTTAGCCTGGTTGGACAAGTCAATAGTGCGGGGCGGGTTACCGTCGACGGACGTGATTCCTGTTTCAAAATGAATGGCCATTTCGTTTGAGGCATCGCGCTGGAAGAAGTCGCCGCCGCCTTCTCCGTTTAAGGCAAAAGCGGCTTTTAATGCCGTCGCTGTCGCCGGGTTAACTGATACATAAAAAATTGAGCCAGTCGAGCGAAGTACGCCGATACCGGCAGTTGCTATTGATTTGTCTAAGACTTTTGCAGTAGGCATATAAAGTAAGTTCAAATTACCGTTAAAGCTTGCAAGCCCATAGTTGATGTTGGCATTAGACGTAGCAAACGCTTCCAGAATTGGGGTCTGTAAAATCTCTAAGTCATAGTATGCCGAGCCGGAGGGGTGATCTTTGTTGTATAACCCATAGTCTATTTCGTCGTCTCCGAGCGCGAATTGTGTAATTCTAAATGTTCCTTCGGACATTCTCTTTCGGCCTACATCCGTCAAAACCGCATCAAGAATGATGTCTCCGCTATTATCTAAAAAAGCCATTTATTTCCTCTCTCCTTCATAAATAGTTTAAAAATGTTTATTCACTCTTCCAATCATAAGTAATGTTGAAATCAATTTTTTTACCAGTTTTCTTTGACGTTAGCCTGAATTTAAACTTTCTATCCCACACGCGACTTCTTGTAATTCCAAGTTTAATGTTTTCTAAAACGTCCTTACTGTTCTGATTGCTGGCAAAAGTGTCTTCGTTGAAAACCATGTGGTGTAAACTCGGTTCGATGCTGATAATTTTCTTAAATGATTGCATGGTTTGCTCAGACTTTTTCTTAGCCGCCTGTTTCGCGAAATCAAGAATCTCAAATAATGGATACTTGAAACCACCATCATCTTGCAAACTTGCAATGTGTACTGCTGATGGCCGGCCGGGTGAAAGATGTTCATTTACAAACCTAAACATGTAATAATAATTTACATTAGTTTCTACTTTATCATAAAAAACATATTCTTTTAAGGTGTGTTGGCTATTTTTTAACTTTAAATCTATTGTTTTATGCAATTTTCCATCAAAATCAGCATATTTGGTCGGCTCAACGTCTGTTCTGAAGATTTCTAGATATCTTGGGTAAGATATCGATTCTTGTTTAATTTTTGTACCTGGCAGCAAATCATTAGAGCGCATATATTGGTCTTTATAATTAAAATCAGCCTCCGAGACCATCAGCGGGAATCTTTCAAAAATAGACGGAGTATATTCGATATCAAAACCAATCCTGTTAGAATCATCTTCAATTTGGAACGGAAGCGCTTGGGCTTGGTTTGGCGGAGAGTCTAAAACTTTAATTTTTTTAGACGTTAATGGTATCTCAAGGAGTTTAATCGAAGGTTGCACTGTTATATTAAAATCAGCTATGTACTTGTTCTCACTATTAATTTGAGCATTCGTTATAAGTTCGCTTTCCGGGTCAGTATCACCACTTCCGGGACCATAGTATAATTTATTTTTTGCCTCACCGGTGGCTGGATCATAGAATTCGAGACAATACAGTGCTGCCTTACTACCATCGACGCTTTCATCTAATGTTGCTATTACCCTGGTGACTCTTTGGTCGGATGTCTTATATCTAGAACCAGCGACGACGACATAGGCGTATACGTTGTAAGTGTACTCGGAGCCATACTTAACTTGGGTATCAAAAAAATTAAAATCTTTTTCTTTTTTCGCATCGGGGGTTCGATCATATAATTCTCTTGAATTTATAAACCAAAAATTTTGTATAGTATTTTGTGTATTTGCATCGCCGGTTGGGGGGCCCCCAACTTTTTCAATTCTATAGGCTACTGTTTCGTTGTACTTGCCTTCAAACTTAGGATACTCAAATGGTGCCTTAATGTGATTAAGGTATCGTGCCTCATCCGCAAAATCTAAATATTCAAGCAAAGCTCGGGATGAGGCATCGGTATTATAAAACCGGAATATTCCGGTTTTATCAGTTGCACTTCGGCGAGCATCCGAATCTTGGCGTCCTACGAAACAATAATCGTCCATTGGGTTTATGTAGGAAGCCCTAGCTTGATTAAGTAAAATTCCAAAATCAGTCAGTCGCACGGGCAATGTGCCCACCGTGCTTTTCTGCTTTTTTTTGATGTTCGCTGTTGTTTGCACAATAAATTCCGCTTGATCTGGAGTAGAATATGTCGGCGCTGTACCAAATACTTCTTTTAGGGCTACCAAAAATTTAGAGGTAAAGTCAACTCTATTAAATGCATCTGAAAATTTCTTGGCTTCTCTGGCTTCGAAACTAATCTTTGCATAATATGGAAATAAATTTTTGTTTGCTTCGGCTGGGTGGAGAACGTTTGCCATGGCGTCAGCGTCGAACATTACATTATTATATTTGGTAGAAATTGCTGTCTTGGTCTCGTCGGACAATTCTCCTCTCGGTACGACAACATCCAAATAGCGCCTCATGTTAGCGCGCTTGTTTTTGTTGCCGCGGCGAAGCTCCTTAATACTTATGTTTTCATCATCATCGATATCTTTTTGATCTTTTAGCAAATCAGACCATATTCCGGTACGTACCGTATCTTCCATAGAAACAAAATTAATATCGTTTCGATTATACGCTTCGTATAATAGTTTCGTATCTTTTAGAACGACATCGGCTTCGCTTAAAGATTGTAAGAGATATAAACTGGGGATCAGCCGCTCATTTTCTAAAGTGGACACGTGCTTCTCATATTTTCTCATATAGCGGTTATATTCGTATGAAACATTTATTTCATCGAGCGCCGGGAGTTGGGGTCTATTCTCTTGGAGCCTCTTGATCTCTAAGGTGGTGTATGGAATGTGATACTGAAACCAGTGATCATAATATTCACTTTCCGAAAATAAGCCTTTATATTCGGTATCCCTATAAGGGCCTCCGTAAACAAATGCGGACCAATGCATGTCGTTTTCGATCATAGTCGAATCGCCCATAATTCTACTAGCATATCTAATAATCGGTACAGCTAACTGGGACGTGCGTATCATGTCGTGTAATTCACCGACACTTTTTTGCGTCAAAGTCGATAATGTTAATATTTTAGGATCCAATAAAATACCTGGCACCTCGCTTGGCTTGGGGCCGAAGCGGCCCTTCCTCGGTGGTGGCGTCTTCGCAGGGAACCTCGACTCTGGGGTTATGTAGGTTCCAAATTTGCCGGTCGGATCTTGGCGCCTAAGAAGGCCACCACCCACTTGTGTCCGGAAAATGTCGTCGGATCCGGACATGAGTGCGGGGTTAAAAATAAATGCTGTTTTTTTTCTAAAACTCATATGCTCACATGCCCCCCAAACCGCCGCCGCCGCCCTTCTTAGCACCACCTCCGCCGCCAAGTATACCCGGGCGGGATCCGCGTGAGCCGAACGGATCGGCTTTGCCAGGCTTCCGTGGGCCTGTGGGGGCTCCGGAGCCTAGGCCGAGGGGTCTATACGGTTCGGGGCCTAGAGGGCCGCCACCGCCCCTGCCATGCGATATCCGGCGCATGCGTTCTCGTTTTGCAGCCTGTTCTTGCGATACACTCTCAACGCTTGCGGGCGTTGTGGCGATGCTATTGGGTGTTATTTGTTCATTGGATAGCTGATGCTGCTTGATATGATTAAAAGACTGAACACTCTGTACTTGTGTCCTCAACATCTCGTTGGCAAAAGATAGGAAAACACTGTTTAAAACTTTATTGTGTCGTTGTGGATTGATTATACAGCCATATTCCGACCGTAATCGCCGGCGCTCTGGGCGCCCATAAATAACCTCAAAGGTATCATCGTCAATGGGGATGCCGCCTAGGGCCAATCTGTCAACACGATATTGGGCGTAATGATCGCCTAAGGCAAGTCGATCCAGAAACACGGAGGTTCTGCGTATAGTGAACTTCCGTACGGTACCCTCCGGGGGACCAGTGATGTCTTCGACTGCATACTCGGCGGCGCCGGGGTCGCCCACGATATCTGCACGCGGGCCGGAATCGATTTCGGGCGTATCATCTGATTTTTCGGCCGCTGACAGACCACCAACGGACGGACTTTCGCGAGTATCGCCATAAGAGGATCCCTCCGGGATGTCCTCTTCACCGGCGACAGGATCCTCCAATGGGGCGAGTTCGCCCGAAGTCCATGCGGGAGGATCATCTTCTTGGCATATGCCGACCGCGGAGCGCCAGGTCGACCCCTCGGGGCACTCGCACCAACACCCCACGCCGGTGACGCACTTCTCTTCAGTTCTCGGGGCCTCGTCCGCGCATGGGCCTGGTATGGTGGTTCCTCCTACTGCTGTCCATCCCATCTAAATATACCCTCCGCCTTTCGGGAGGCCACCGCCGGTTTCGAACGGTGCATCTGACTTTACTATGCCGCCGCCTGTGCCGGCGCCGCCTGTGGGCGGATCGTCGCTAACTTTGCCGCTGGCGCCCATGCCGCCACCGCCGTCAGCAGATTCGGTGGATCCTCCACCGCCGGTTCCTTCGCCGGTGGTTGCGGAGTCGGTTGTTGTTGGCGAATAGCCGGCCATCTCTCGCTGCTCGATTGTTAATAGTGCCACGCCCGGGCCGCCGGTTGGAGGCTCACATGCGACGGCGATGGGCATACAATATTCGACACCATCAGACGTTGTTATTAAGACGTGGGTGTCCAGAGGACATTCATAGCCCGCGGCAGTGCTGTCATAATCTGTTGAGTTACTGACGCTTATCGCGGCATCTCCCAGGGGATATATATTTTCAATTATGTCATCGCCACTAGACGATAGCAAATCGTCCTCTTGTTGAACTATAACTGTAATGCCGGAACGGGCACGGACTTTGCAATTGTACATCGTGTGGCACTGTGTCATGAAACTCCAGTACTGCGCCGCTCCAGGCTGGAGCGCTATTTTGGCAGTGGTCGGAGAATAACCCTTCACATATTGAAAATTGAAATTTGTGAAGATTTGTAGGTAGTCGGCGCGGGTTTGACCGACAAGCTCGACCAGAGGCTCCCGGTCGTGAGGAGGACTTTCAGTCGCGACTGCAAGTGAGGTCCAGCCGTCGAGGCCGTCACCATGTTCTTCGCCAGTACCTGTTTTGGCCATTTTATAAACTCCTTTTCATTATTAAATATTACCCAACTTTAAATCATCAAAAATTATATCTGGGTTATCGTATTCTTCAAATTCAGAATTTTGATTATCTTTTGGATTGGCGCCTTTATCCTTGCTAAACTTAAAGGCTTTTAATTTTCTATCGGATGGCAAATCAGCTTGAAACCTCACGAGCGAGAATGCCAAATCGATCGTATTGGATATCTGAGCCCTTTTAAGTTCTTGCTGGTGTTTAAAAATCTCGGTGAACTCTGGTTGTGGTTCAGGTTCGAAAAACGTATCGGCCGCCAGGGTTGGGAACATTGTCGTTGCCGGAACCATGGGTGTCTGGGTGAGTTGTTTATCTATACTCTTGATGTCAAGGATATCAGGATTAGGGATGATAGTTCGATCGGTTTCAGTTTTTAAAAGAGAAAAATCTGTCTTCACCGGCACACGCTTTTTAGTCGGGCTTCTTGTAACTGTATCTGGTTCGATCTCGTTGATTACTCCGGCGCCAATAGAGAACAATATTGAATGAGCGAGTCCTTTTAGGTCTGTATTTTTATCGGGCATTGCTATCACGGATGCGTCGGTTAGGGTAACCACCATCTTGCCAATGTCGTCTACAACACCGGCCTCGGGTCTTGCAACGGGCGAAGCGCCGACGCGCGCGCGGCGAAAATCAGTCGGCACTGGTGAGCGGCCTTTGTGGCCGATGAGATCTCGCGCTACTTGTTTTATTGTTTTTTGTCTAGGCATCTTGTTTGTTTTCCTTTAGTATAAATATAATATTTTATTTTCGTCAGTCGGCCGGGGCTCTAGTGGGACGCCCCAGGTGTCAACCAGTGCCGAATTTTAGCCTTCACTGCGGAAAGATCCCAGTTCTCCGATTCCCAGCTTCCATGGCCATGCTTTGATCGGCATTTGCAGTATTTCTTCTTTTTGGGCCTCCACGTCTTGTTCCAACAATGAACATCGCGAATCCTCGTGGCCCAGTACGATGGCTCGCCGTACTTGTTGACGTTGTAGACTTCGCCTCTGTCATCGACGCCCTTGGGCTTGTACCAATACCAACATTTTGGATCGGACTCGCCGGCCGGGGCCGGCGGGGCATCGCCGGGCGCGCATTTCTTCTGTTTCACATATTGGCAATCATTTGCGTCTCTTCCTGTGGAGGCGCTACATTCTCCTGCTTTTTTAGGGGACCGTTTCTTAATCTTGTTAGCTTCATAGGTAACCTTCTCTTCGTCGACTTCTGCGACTTCTTCGGCGCCTCGACTGCCTTCGTCGTCGTCGGCGAAGAGCGAAGGCATCCCACATTTTCCGGTTTCGGCGGATTCGACCTGTCCTGGTGGGCAAACGCATGCAAGCCAATCAGCGCTCCATATTTTTCCAGTGCAGGCATCACATTCCGGATCGGTGGGTTTGCAATCGACGACGGCTACCTCGACATCCATAGGAGGTATCTCGGCGCGGCGGATTGCGGCGTCATAGGCCGCTTCTGCATCAAGATATCGATCTCTTTCGGTATTTATTAGAGATAAATAATTATTTCTATCTTCTGGGATAAAGGAGCTTCTTTGTGTGCCCTCCCACGTGGACTTATACTCCAAACGAAATGTCTCTGGTTCCCACATTCCCTCACGGCCGGTGCCGCCGGTGCCGTCGTCGGTCGATAAATATTTCCCAATTGGGGAGGAATGTCCATAAAAATCTTCGAAGGTGTTCTTCAACCTTTCTAGGAAAGATTCTACTTGCTCAAGAGTGCCCGTTTCAGGCGCGATTCTTTGCAATATTTCTTTGGCTTCAATTAACTGATTCGCGGTTGAGCCGTCGTGCCTATTGGTCAAAAATTCTAGATGCTTGATATACATTGATATTGCATATGTCCATGGGGCTGAGGTGGGGTCGCTAGCATATCGGTCGTTCATGGCAGTTATGAAAAAATCATTAAAAGTGCCTTCTAAATTATTGTAGCTACAAAATTGTCTCGCCAATTTAACATAATTCTCTTCGTAGGCTTCCATGTTCATCCTAAAATTGTCGATTATTCGTAAAATGGCTTGTTTCGTGCCATCCATCAGGGTGATTCCGTAATCATATCTGTCAGTAACCTTGTCCATGTATTTGTCTAAAGTTGCAGCCTGATCAATGTTTTGAAACTCAAATGCCATTAATCTATATGTGTTGTTTACGAATGCGGGCTGGACGACTGGGCCATATATGACTTCGCAAGAAACCGCCGGCGGGACAAACATATCAGTGTTTAACATATTAAGGGCCCTCTGTGCGACATAAGAGTTTATAGTTGTGGTGTCGGCTCCTGTGGTGGACGAGATGATGTCTATTTTCTCAGGATATGCCGGGTGGGGGGCGCGGTCAGTTCTCTCGATTGAACCGTGTGCTGATGCGTATGAGCCGCCGGGAAGATATTCTTCCGAGAGCAATCCTCCGAATTCCGGGGCGTCCTCACTGCTTAAAGGAAAATCAAAGGTCATGATAGGAGAGCCAATAGGAGAGACTGCTGATGTAGTGGGGGCATATTTCCATAACTTAACACGCATTGGTTGAAAGTATGCTTGTAAAAATGGCATTCCAAAATAATCTATCACCTTTTGTACATTAAACACGTTAGCAATATAGGAATTTTTTCTTATTGCTAAGTCATAGTCAAAAAAGAAATATCCGAAACTTACATTATATTCTTCCAGTGCAAAATAGTTGTCGTTTAATAATCCTTTATATTCGTCGTCCACATGTTCATAGGTTGTGCCATCCTGAAGCTGCATTATCAAATAGTCATCATCATCATATGATTCAAACTCATCGGCGCCGAAGCCATCTAAGTACCCCTCAAATCGCGTTTCTGCGGCCACATCATAAGCGGCGAATGATATCCTCTTAGAGAACTGCTTGACTGTTACCACCGAACGATCAAGCAAAAAGTTTTGAAGCAATACATCTTCTGAGACGATATTTTTCGCTACAAAAATCGGATCAGGCAGCACCGACTGCCCGAGTCGGTGTCTACGATCTATTATTTTTGAATTTGAGACTAATCTTTTTACAACCTGTGGTTCTCGTCCGACGACGGCGTTGGCGCGTTGAAGCATAGTACCTATATCTTCGTAAAATTGTCCGGCGGCAGTGCCTGTACTTCTTTCGGGGATTGTTCGTCTAGCCTTATTGAGATGCAGTAAAAACTCAATCGAGTTAGAGGCTGTGCTTAACACATATTGTATTGAATCAACTGCTGAAGATAGATATCTTGTCTGACGGCTTTTTTTCTGCGACTTTTCATCTTCGACTAACGGAAGATAAGAGTCGACAAGCGCGCTAAATTTTTGGTATACCTCTTGTCTTGTTTGTGAGGGCACTTTGTGGTATAGGCTGTCTAGCGTTTGTATCGGTGTATCTGTATATAATTCGTTATTAAGATCGAAATATAGCATCTGAGTCTGATCTGGCATCTTAAAAGTTGGACTCACTGGGTTCCCATCGGAAATTAATATTTTTTCATATGCGACATCGCCAAAATAAAGGGCCGCGGCGCGGTTGGTTGGAATAGCTCTACTGAATTCTTTCGATTTTAGCCCCTCCACATCAAGCAACGAGGCGAAAGCAAATAAACAGAGATCGGCTGCGGCGCCTAGGCCACCGGACGCGATGGGCTTTCGTGCGGTGGATATAACTTGTTTAACCGAAGATTGGATCTTGATAATCCGGTTTTCTCCATCTGTTGTAAAATTCTCAAATTCTCCTTCCCTCACCTTCTTCGCCAGTATCCTTTCGTCAATATCAATGAGTTTGTCGGAACTACCGGGCTCGATATTCTTAATAATATCAAAAAGATAAGAGCTGTCGTAAGTTAAGAGGTCAAGGGCGCTATACGGGTTTCTCAAATCACGAAGTGAAGCTGCGGCCTTTCCAAAGGGGGCGTCTGTAATACCCTCTCCCAATCTCTTTGCTACTGCTTTTTTTCTCATAATCATATCTGCCTGGGCGCCCTTGAGCGTTGGGGCGCGTCCAATTAGCATGTAAAAATTCATTCTATCAAGTGTTTCTGTGAGCACCCGTACGTCTTTTTCGAAATCTTCTTCGGAACTCCGCGGTACCAGGAACAAGAATGAATATTCAATTGTAAGTTCCATCTTATCAGTAGTCGGTGAATCAACATATATCCTGTCAATATATGGAACCGGGAACAATTCTCCAAAATTTTGTGTTATATTGCCTTGCAAGATTAATTTTGACATATTTCGGGCACCTCCGCATTATCACCGTATATGTCACCCGCTGCTGACGCGCCGGATTGACCATATATATCAACATTTATATCATTATTCTCAACATCTCCGCAATCAAAATCAAGATCTATGTAGTACGAATCTTTATCGAAAGAGGCCGCGGCCTTACAAGCGATATCTCTATTGATCTCCTTGTCTCTCAAGATATTAAAATAATGTTCTACTGTTTGAGAAGATAATTCACTGACGGCAATTGTAGTGTCTGGTTTTTTTGCTGATAACATAATACCATCAACAATTTGTGGCTCTTTTTTAGTGAAATATTTCCTTTTTAAATATTTAAAAGTTATATTTTTATTTTGACTTGACTCTGACTCAACAAATTCAAAAACTTCAATATCAAAATTTTCATTTAATATTTGGGTATTCGCTTCTTCAACGTATAAGACTGGTGTGTTTCTCTCTAAATAGACAATTTTATCATCCGCAAGTCGCGGTGTTGCTAACGCAAAATCTATTGGATCTTCAGAATTGAAAATATTTTCTTGATAATATTCGGCCTCAATTGACTTAAGAATATAGCTCGCGCTAATATTGATCTGCGGAATTCTTGTATTATTTTCAGTATCCATAAAGTGCGACGATGATATAGCGCTTTGGAAGGCAAGGACCTTCCATGAAGGCGCCACGCGTGTATCACCCAGCAAGTATGCATCACCGATAATTTGGTCAAAACGGTAAAATTCAGAAGCTTGAATCTCGTTTCTAGGGGCAACGTCGCCCGGGCGGAATTCCATCTCAGAAATTTCATCATCTAAATCATAGTCTTCCAAATCTTGAAATAGCACCAAGCTTTCGAGATATTGTGTGTCCTCTTTTATTCTCTTTTTGGCGGCACTTTGGGTTTCATCAATCCCGGCGTACGATGCATCATATATTACGTTATCATCTAAAAAAGCATAGTATACGGGCTTAAACGTGCCGTTGCCAAGAAGAAACTTCCCGTGGGAGGTTAACTTCAATTCAATAACTTCTTCTTTTTTGTTTAAAAATCTAGACATCTGTATTAATTAGCTCTTTCCTTAATTTCCGCCGCCGCCTTGACCACCATCACCGCCGCCGCCGTTGTTACCGGTACCGGGTGCTGGCGGGTTGGGTAGGCCGGTGCAGTCTTCTTCATCGTCGCCAATGCCGAATTGCCCCAAGGCGATCTCCAAGGAAGCATTCTGGGTAAATGCAGGCGCAACTGCCGCGGCGATGGCAGAGACGTCTGGAACTTCTTTGTTCGTTGTTTCTGTCGCAGCTTTGTTTGTCCGGTCAATTTCTTCAGCAATTAAGTTCCCGGTTCGGACGATCTTATCGTCATACATAATCTCAACATCAATCTTGATGCCCTCGACAATAGAGAGATAGTCATAAGGCCAATTGTATTGCAAATCATAAGTATTTTTAACCGTAACTCCATTACCTTCGTCTGCATTCGCCCTATTTTGAACAAAGTCTAGGTTATACTGTATGCTTCGATTGGCAATATCTTCCAAGGCATTAAGTTTTGTAATTGAGGCTTCGCCAATTTGAGATGCAACGTGGGTGAAATAATCTCCGGTTGCTTTTTGCTTAACTTTAAAAATCATCCATTGCACATCGTCTTGCATGAGATCTTCAGCGGATAGCAATTCTGTTCGGTTTAGTTCGTGAGCTATCGAGGATTCCTCAAAATCTAATTTTTTGTAATCTCGCGGTGCCAAATTCTGCCACATGTAAGATAAATCATCTTTATCAAATGTGTGTGAAAATTCAAGTATATACATTGCGACCGGAGGTACATCTGGGTTCCTCAAGAAATCAAATTGTGGAGGCAGTATGTATTTCTTCATCTTTCTAATTAGTTTTCTTATCGACTCCCCGGCCACATCTAAAGACGTGCCGGCCTTTGTTTTTGCATTTGCCGCTAGTGCTGCGGCGACCCTAAACGGCTCTATTCCGAAAAATTCTTTTCTGGTTCTATGCTGTAAACTGGAGTTTGGCGTGGCCTGTCCCGCTCGGACATTTCTATATGGTATTGCAACTACAGCCTCTCTAATTGTTTTCTTGTTGGCAAGTTCGCCTAGGCGTTCGGGGGTTTTTTGAAATTTAAATACATCGGATAAGGATTTCATATCCTGCCAGACGCTTTCGTTGCCCGATGCGGTATAGCCGTTGTACACAGAGGCAGTATGTAATACACTATAGTGATACTTCAGCCAAGGTTTGGGAATGTCGTCAATTTCCATAAAAATACCAGTTTTGCGATCTGGCTCAATTACTCCAAATTGATGCCACATGCCCATCGGTACCGAAGCGCTCCCGAAAAGGGGCAGTGTAAGAGTGCCGTCGTTCGGATTTACTCTTCTGTATTTGGAATTGAAGTTGAGCATTGGGGTTTCAAATTTTGGCTTAATAACCCACCTAGCTGCAGTAGATTGGTTACGTTCTGCGGTTGGATTTCCAAACTGATCAGTTTGTAAGAATTTTTCTCTTTCGATACCGAGTATGTTTATGCTGGCGGTTACTTGCATGGCTTGCGCATTAACATTTCTGCCATCATATATGCACTGTTCTATGTAGGAACTGCTAATATATGCTGTTGTGGGGGGTTGGCCTCCAATTGAAACAAGTGGG